AGCGAGAGCTTCTTGCTCTTTTGCTAGGGCTTCTGCTACCGCTTTAGTTTCAGCGGCAAGTTTCTTTGCGCTTTCGGCCGCCGCTTTCTGTGCCGCAGTAAGAGCTTTAGTTCCCTTAGTTGCGGGGTCTAGACCCGGTATTTCGGGAACTGTTAGGTCGGTAGTTGTTTCTTCAATGTTCTTGATGTTGCTACTAATGCTTCCGATCATTAGATCGAGAGCAACGAAAGTTCCGATACCTGCGGCAAGAGCCGCCGCCGCCGTAGCGATAGCCGCCCAGCCCTTACCCGATTCCGCACCCTTGATAACAAACTGGGTTAGGGCAATAGCCTTCTGCGCCCCATAAATTGCTTTAGTAATGTTGAAGATTACGACCCAAGCTTTAGCCATAGCCGCAAGACCAGCAATAGTCTTTACAATCCAACTATTGTTACCAAGCCAAGTAACCATAGAAGCGACCGAAGTTACAATCTCAGCAAAAGCCCTAGCAATAAGTTTTAGTTGCTCTTGACCAAGCGGAGAAGAAAGCCAGTCGGCAAACTGATTCAGATAAGGCAGAAGTGCCATACCGATTTGCTCTTGAAGATCGCCGAAGATTAGGCTTAGACGCTGATAAGGGTCTAGGTCTGCCGCCGCTTCCGCCGCCCCGTCGTAGGTTTCCTGAAGGAAAGCCATTTTGTCGGTAACGTCGGCGATTCCCGGAACTAGCCTATTTAGTGCGGTCGCTTGCCCGCCGTGAGCTTTGGCAAGGGCAGAACTTACTGCGTTTAGGTCTTTACCCGTTCCCGCTGAAACGTCAAGAGCAAGCGACATAAGCCCGGTCGCAGTAGTGATATCCCCAGTAGCAACCACCAAGCGAGAGAAAGCCGGGCGAATATTGTCGTCGGCGATCGACGAAAGATTCTGAAACTTAGTTATCTGAGTTTCGACTGCGGCGATCTGCTCATTAGTCGCCCCGACTGTATTTCTAAGGGCAAGAGCTAGAAGTCCCTGAGATTTTGCGTCCTGAGCGGCGGCTTTACCAGCGGCTTTTAGTTGATTAGTAAGAGCGGCTAAACCTAGACCGACACCGATACCCGCTAACGACTTCTTGATACTGCCGCTAAGATTTCCAAAACTTTTCTTAGCGTCGTTGAAACCTTTAGGATCGAGTTTTGCGAGAATAGGGACTATAACAGCCATTTAGTAATCTCCTAGACTCTAACCATTTTTGTGTATCTATCTAAGACCATTCTAACTTCTGCTTCGACAGCGGGCAGTTTACGCTCAACTGCTGGCCAGACATAGCGAGAAGGTCTGCCACCTAGCGCACGAATAAATAAAGTTCCCTGCGGGCTTCGAGCGACCCCTGCGGTGTCGATAATTGAAACGATCGCAGAGTTAGCTTGAACCTTTACTAATGAAGTAATCGCCGCACGTTTTGAACCGCCCGACTTGAAGTTCACCGAAACCGACTTCGGCTTGATAATCTTGCCCTTGTAATCTTCGGAGTAATTCCACGAAGTTCGCCCCCTGTGATTCATACCACGAAGCGGGGCAGAATTAGGAATAGCGGCAACGATAGCGGCTTGAATAACCTTCGCAGGTTTCTTTGCTTCCGCCTGTAACTGACGCTTCAACTTCACGTCGATCATATCTAGGCGACGATTTAGCTCACGAATATTCGAGTAGATAATATCTGCCATTAGCGTTTATTCATTTCGTTAGCTCTCCAAATAAGGTATCGCCCCATAGTCCAAAGCATTCTGTCCGACTGCTGAAGAAGAACGTTAGGGGCGATACCCGTTTCGCAAGCTAGGCTGGCAATATACCAATGCGAACTATCGTCGCCTAGACCCGTTATTTTGGGTCGAGTTCCTCGCTTGCGCCGACCGTAGCGACCGTATCAACCCAAGTATCGAAGTCGAGAGTAGTTGCTTTCGTCCGGGTTTCCGAAGCGTGAACCAAGAAGAGTAGATAACTAATCTTTAGGTCTTGCTCTAGTTTCCCGATAGACAAGTTGAAGTGATTTTCGAACTTCACTAGATCACTAGCAGAGCAGATAACTTCTTTAACTTCTCCGTTTAGAAAAGTAACGCGTAGGGTTATTCTCAATTTCTATTCCTTTGTTTAGGCGGTTGCGCGGGTGATTGCGCCAACGGTTGGGAAAGTTACGTCGAAGGTCTGAAGGTCGCCGACTGCTCCCGTGATTGGCATATATTGCGAGATTAGCACGGTGGCACTATACGCGGGGTTGCTTGCCGATACAGTTCCAGAACCCGGACGAATAACGACAGTTCCTTCAGTTCCCAAGAGCGGGAATAGAGTCGCGTCTACTGAACCTGCGCCGAAGTCCTGCTGGAAGTTTAGAGTTAGCGAACCACTCTTTAGACCTGCGGCAACTTCTCTCCAGCCCTGCGAACCGAGTGAAGTCTTGTCGATCTCTTCGACGGTGATTTCGAGTGAAGCCCCCGCCAAGCTTGATGATAGGTCAGTTCCGTTTAGACTGACGAATCTTGATGTTACTACTACTTTTGGCATTATTATTTCCTTTTAGTCAGCCTGAACGACAACGTTAAACTCTGCCGCCAGATATGTTGTTTCACCGATAACTGTCGAGCCGTAGTTTCTCATATCGGTAACCACGGTGTCGTAAGCCACGCCACCGAGAGTCTTATCTGATTCTATCGCACGTCTGATAGACGAAGTTCCCGTAGAAGAGCAGTATAGGTCTATTGCGTTCTGTGCGTTTCTCTCCGACGCTTGACCCACTATGAGAGTGATCGTGAACGAGTATTCGCTCAGAGAGTTATTGAAAGCCCGGTGATAAGTTACGCCCGCAGGGGCGACTAGGGCAAAGGGCGGGTTTACTAGGGCTGGAAGAGTTCCTGAGCTACGAACGTTAGCGGTCAAAAGGTTAGTAGCAAGCCCCGAACGAATAGCGGTAATCGAAGCCATTAGGCGAACTTCACGATCCTATAAGGGTCTACCAACTGAGCAACGTCCGGGTCGATTCTTGCGCCCACGCGAATAAAGCCGAGATCGGGCGACGAAAGCACCCCAAGCGGACTATCTAGACGTTTGAAAATACGGCTCGACTGAATAATCGTCGCTTGCTTGATAGCAATAGGGACTGAAGCCCAGCCCCAGTTACCCGTAACCTTTACTAAGGCTTCTTCACCCCAGATAGGGAAGGTGTAGTCGCCTATCGCTCTAATGGCGTTGTAAGGCACTACAAGCCCGTCTATACGCCCGTTTAGCGGTTCGAGTTGGAAGTCGTCCGCTTGCCAGATTACGTCGTATGTGCCGTCCGCTGAAGCGTCCGTAGCGACCTGCGTAATAGCGATAGCGTCGTCTAGGTTAGTAAGAAAGTCGCTAGTCGCGGTGAAGTATCGAACCGCAGTCCCAGCAACGTAGAAGCTTCGGGCGGTATAACTATCTAGTAGACGTGAAGCCGACTCGATCGCCATTTCGAGCAGAGAATCGTCGAGATTATCTCCGATACGAAGGGCGGCTTTTACTTCTGCGAGAGTCGCATATCCGTTAGTTATTGCCATACCCTAATTCTATCTCAAGCCTGTTTGAGCAATTTTGTTAGCGTCGGAAGCCAGTTATTTTGCCAGACCGTTTCTACGTCGAACTGTTTAGCGAACTCGACCGAAGTTCTACAAACTCCACGCTCGGCTTTATACGCTTCTTCAAGAGCGGCAACGATAGACGGGACTAGCGGAACTTGCCAGAACGACGCTTGCGACGCGTCCCAAGTCGGTTGCCCTTCGACAAGCCAAGAAGCTTCAGAAACTAGATCGGGGGTCGCCGCCCAGTTAGAGCCGATAACCCTAGTCCCCGCCGCCTGTGCTTCCACCTGTGGCACTCCGAACCCTTCACCGAACGAAGGGGCAAGAAGAACGTCCATAGCGGAATAAAGCCCCGCCAAGTCCCTATTCGACATACCGTATTTGTATTCGATAAACGGCGGAAAGATAACCGCTTCCTTCGGGATACCGAAAGCCTGAGCCATAGTAATAAGATTCCAACCGCCCGCCGAACCCAGCGGGTCGGTGTGAAGATAAAGAACTGCGTCCGGGTGAGTTTGTCTGAAGATCGAGAAAGCGAGCAGGTTCTCACTAAAGGCTTTACGGTGGATAAGTCCCGAAGCTTTATTCGCGGCGTTCATACCGACAACGAACTCGTCTTTTACGCCTAGATACTCTCGACCCGGTTGCCCGCCGATCGTTGCGGTCGGTTTGAAAACCTTAGTGTCTACAACGTGCGGGACATACTCGCACTCGATACCCTTCGACTCCATTTGGCGAACGCCGAAGGGACTCATAGCGATAGGGGTTACGTTCTCTTTCTTTAGGAACGCTTCGACCGCTGGGGGCATAGTTACGTGATCGAGTGGAGTCCACCAAGCGACGGGGTGTTTATCCCAGCCTTTGCCCTTGATAACCCAGCAGTCGTAAAGCCCGATAAGTAGCTCAGGTTGCTCTTTATTCTGCGATACCCAATGAGCGTGATTCATAGGGGCTACGTCGTTCGAATAAGGGTCGTTGCCGCGAGCGTAATGCGGGATATCTCCATAAGGCGTTCTGTAGGTCGATCGGTTGCCTTCAAGCCCGTAGTTCGATAGGGCGGCTACGTCTAGCCCCGCCCGCTTCATACCGTTTATCAGAAGCTCGGCTTGGACTCCATACCCGGTCGGTTGTCCGGGCGAATTGGAATAGACGCTGACCGTCCCCTTTAGTTTGTGCGTAGGTTTACTCATACCCAGAGAATAGCAGAAACCCCGCTCACCTGAGTAAACGGGGTTTCCTGTATCCGAGAATAGGGGGATCGGACTCTTAGAGCATAACAGAGAATCGGGCAAAGGTAAACCCCGCAAGCCTACGCACTTACGGGGTCTACCAGTCTAGAACTAGGTTCTAAGGTTTAGCTTGCGCCACCCTTGAAGTAACCTACGTGGGTTGCGTGGGTCAAGCCACCACCGACGCGAACTACGCCACGGAACGTTGTAACGTCTGTGTTGAAAGCGTAATCGCTTGACTGGTCGATCCTGATTCCACCTGCGACGCGAACCTTGTAAGAAGGTAGGTGTCCAAACAGAACTGACTTTGTGCCAGTTCCAGTTGCCGCAACTGCTGGGTTCTCGTAAACCGGGTAACCGAGCAACTGTGCTGGCTGACCGTTTACTGCGTTGTCGAGCCAGATGTAGTTACCTGCGCCGTCCTTTAGCTTGCGAGCCGCCGCGATACCTGACTTAGACATTTGGAAGCCCAAGCCCGGCAACACACGTGCGCCGTCGGCAATTCCATACACCAAGTCGATTAGGTTCTCGTAAGAAGCCACACCGCTTACGCCTGTGCCACCAGTAACAACCGAACCTGCTGAAGTCGCAAGACCCGCAGTTCCAGTAGTAAGTTCGGTGTTCATAGCGATACCGAGTGAAGTTCCCAACTGCTGTGCGATATAGGCGGTGATGTCGAAACCTGCGTCTGCGACTAGCTCGTTAGCGACACTAACAAGTGCGCCGAACTTGGTTGCGCCCAAAGTAATTGAGCTGAAGGTTGGGTTGCTTTCGCCAAGTGCCGATCCTGCCGCAGTAGCGGTTGAACCAGAAATTGCGGTAGCGGTTGGGATAACTAGGTTCTCTCCAGAAGTGGTGTTGAAAACTTCTGAAGTCTGAAGCATAGGACCAACCAAAGTAGCAATCTGAAATACTTGGTCATAGAAAGACTGACCGACGGTGTTGGCAGAAGGCACTAGAGCCGCACGACGCGAGAACTCAGTTCCACGCATTTCACCGCGAGCGATCGAGCGCAAAGTGTCTGCGTCGGTAGTCGAAGTTTCAGCGGTAGGGACGAACGAAGCCGCCGCTTCAGCCGCTTCAGCCGAACGCTGAGCAACCTTCTGTGCGGTAGCGATAGAAGAGTCCGCTGAAGCAATATCTGCTTCTAGACGGTCGATCTTCTGTAGATCTTCAGCAGATAGTCCACGCTTCTCCTGCTCGGCTAGGTCGATAACTTCTCGAACCTGCGCGATAAGGTTTGAACGAACGTCTGCTTGAGCTTTGATGAACTCAGACATTAGATTCCTTTGATAAATGAATTAGGGGGTTTTTCTGCCGAGCAGACTCAGAACAGAAGCAGGTCGAGCAGACTCAGAACCTAAGTCAATTCTAAATGGTGTATGTAATACAGATTCGGTGGACTAGCAGAGAATCGAACTCTGGTCTTAGCCGTTCCCGTTTCGGGTTTTACGACTAATCGAAACCATTACCTAGCCCCAATGAAAACCCCGCCAGACGAAAGGGGGAAGTCTGGCGGGGGAAACTCGCTTGAGCGATTAGCGAGTTTCTTCGACGGCTTTCACCCGAACTTCTTTAGCCGGGTTAGCCGAACTTGCGATAGCGTCGATAAGTTCCTTCACTACGCCAGAGCTAGGGTCGCCAGCAACTTCTTTTATTAGCTTGACCGCTAGTTCGATTTCGTCTTTCGTTGCCATTAGATTCCTAACATTAGTAGATCGAGTTTCTTCTTCTTCAGAGCTAAGATATCGCCTTCGACTTCTTGAACTTCTGGAGTCTTTGTAAGTTTACCAACTACTTCGGTAACTAGGGTTGCTTGGTCTGCTTCTAACTCTTCACCTAGTTCGAGTTTCAGTAGTGCGTCTGCGAGAGTGTCTGCGTCGATACCGCCTTCGACTGAGCGAACTGAAGTCGTCCCGGTCGTCGAACTATATGCGGGGAAAGCCACTAAAGAAACTTCGTGGAGAGAAACTCGGTTTAGGGTGCGAACGTTGCCCGTCTTATCCCAAGAGTCGCCGCCCGTAGGAACGGTAAAGCCAAAACTCATAGCCGAAACGTCGCCACGCTTGAGCAACACCGCCGCGTCCCGTCCCGCTTGGGTGTCTGGTAGAGAAGCGACCGCTTTCAGACCGAAACTATCTTCCATAAGTCGAAGAGTGCCAGCCCTAGTCGATCCAAGAACGATTCCCGTATCGTGATTCCATAGAAGCTTTATGTCGTTCCTAGACTTTAGGCTCTTCGAGAAAGCACCCGGAGCAATACGTTCGATAAAGGGTAGCGGGCTAGAGTCTGAATTGAAAACCGCTGCGTAGCCTTCGAAAGTCATACCGTCGGTCGTTTCCCTAAGCTCGAAAGTAACGTCGGCGATTCGGGTTTCGTTAGGGTTCTTAGCCCTGCCTTCGTCCGTAACCCCTTCGATTCTTGCCTTGATAGCGTAAGCGGCGTTGAGCCACTTCGTCCGGGTAGGGATAATCATAGACTCGGTAAGTTCTGGGAGTTCTTCGGGTTCGATTAGCGGGTCTACCTTCTTGAGATCGGCGATAGGGACGGTAACCTTTAGACCCGTTGGAAGCCAGACGTGATCTTCTTCGTTGTAGATTACTACTTCGGCAGATTCGTCCATAAGCTCAACAATTTCTCCAGCATAGGCTTCAGTTCCGATAAGCCAAGCAACATAGTCGCCGACGGTAAGTTCGCCCGGTAATGCGCGATTTTCTTCAGTCATACGTTCGCTTTCTTCTTCTTCCCTAATTCTACTAACTACCGAGTCGGCGTAATCTTTAGCACGTTCCGCCGCCCGCTTACTTGGTCCACTACCCCAAAGCAAGTGAGCGACTACGCCCGCCGAAGGATAGTTGTCCGAGTTCGGGTCTGCGTCTGGGCTATCAAGGTCTACTAGGTGTCTGGCGATCCACGCCGCTATTCGAACCCACTTGTCGTCGCTAACTTGACCGTCCGCCATTAGTCGAGCTTCTCGGATAGTGCGATCGACTACGCCGTCCCCTGCTAGTCCCTGCTCGTAATACTCAAGCCCGCGTCGAGCGGCGGCTCTCATATAAGCGGGGGCTTCTTGATTTATAGCCCTAACCGAGTTCTCTTCGGGTAGGTCGGCTGGGTCGGTCGCCTTGATACCGAGCGAACGGTAAGCCCGCAAAGTTTCGGCGTTATTCTCGACCGCTTCTAGCACGTTGTAAGTTTCAA